TGGAAATGTCGAAAGAAGTTAGGATGAATCCACCGTCAACGATTGCGACGGTAATGCAAGGTGAGTTTTATCGAGTCTTATATGACGATATTACTCGCGACGGTAAGATTCTGCAATATCAGGACAGACACGCACTGGCCGAGTTAGCCATACTCTCATGTGAGATTGTAGACCTTCGTAAAGATATCGCTGAGAACGGTGTAATGATGAAGGTGCAAGGTGATCGGAACGAAGTCACTAAACGGAACGGTGCTTGCGATGTCCTTGACAGAAAACTCACAGCGTACCATCGTTTATTTAAGGCTTTCGGTATGGCACCAGAATACCGACCAAAAATGGTAGGTGGTGAAGTACCTACCCAACCAAAAGATGATGGTTTTGATGATTTGGTAAATTGACACCCCGTATAAGTTGCATTATGTTCAGTATATAGATACTTATATGGGGTGTGTTTAGTGACTAAGAGGAAAACTAAGCAAGAAAGAGTGAATGAATTTCGAAAGGTTCACGGTGACAAGTTCATATACCCTGTCGAAAGATGGGGTGATGTGAGTTCAAAATCTAAAGTAACCATTATCTGTAGAGAACACGGTGAGTTTACTCAGAATGTAGGTAATCACATACGAGGTTTTTCAGGCTGTAAAATATGTAAAAGTAAGAACATATCGAAAGGTAAAACTACAGATGAACACTTGATTAAATGGCTGGAAAAATGTTCGGAAAAACACGAAAACAAGTACTCTTACCCACACCATGAATGGTCTAAGTTTGGTTCTAACATCAATGTGAAAATAATATGCCCTGAACATGGTGAATTCACACAAAGACTAGGTGCACATGTCACAGGTAAAGGTTGTCCAAAGTGTGCTGTTGAAATCAGGAAGTTAAAGCGTAGACTCTCACATTTTGAATGGGTCATGAAATGTAAGGAAACACACGGTGATGAGTATGTATACCCTACATATGAATGGGGTGAATTCAATAGTAAAGACAAAGTTAAAATAATATGCAGAGTCCACGGTGAGTTCTTCCAATCAATGAGTAATCATTGTCATAAATCTAAACCAACAGGATGTCCTCATTGTAGGAACGTTGACCAGCGAATAATGTACTTAGTTGACATAGGAGGTGTGTGTTTTAAGTATGGAATCACCCAAGATCTTAACCGGCGACTAAATAAGATAAGGTCATCCAGTGGTTTTGAAATCACATTAATCCATTCTTACATTTTCTCAAGTTCATCAGAGTGTATAACGTGCGAAAACGAAGTTAAAAGTTCGGTGACCCCGTTCATGTCTAAGTCAGACATGAATGAAGGTTTTACCGAAACATGTTCTTATTCCGAGTTCAGTAATGTGGTTGAAATTATAAGAAGGTATAAATGTGAAAGAACTTAATATTGATAAGTATGAATTCCCCAATTTGAAGCCTTTCGACCAAGATTGTAATTGGGCACACAAATACTGTTACGATGTCATGAAAGGGAACGTACCTGCATGTAGTAATATTAAACTTGCTGCTCAGCGTCACTTTGCCGATCTTGAGCGTGATGATATCTATTGGTGTCAAGATACGGCTGATAAAATTGTAAGGTTCTTTAAATTTGTACCTATAACGGATGGTAAAGACGCAGGTAAACCGACACTACTGTTACCTTGGCAAATATGGGTAGTTTGTTCAATAGTGGCTTGGAGATGGTCTGAAGATACGTTTGATAATGATGGTTTACCTGCCACAGTTAAAGGTGAACGCAGGTTCTTACAAGCTGTTGTACTGATTGCAAGGAAAGCGGGAAAAACCACTCTTGCTGCGGGTATAATGCTATTCCTTATGGCACAAGAACCATACCAACCACGTGGATATTGTGTTGCAACTAAACGAGACCAAGCTAAGCTACTTTGGAATACAGCAAAGGTAATGATCGACCTTTCACCAAGATTGCGCGGAATATTTGAGACACGTGCAAATGAAATACTCATGCCTAAAAAACACGGTGTATTCAAACCGTTAGCCTCAGACCATAACTCACTCGATGGTTTGAATGGTGTGTGTATCGTAGGGGATGAGTTACATAGTTGGACGGCGAGAAATTTGTGGGACGTTTGTGTTTCATCTTTCGGTGCTAGAACTGAATATTTAATGCTAGCAATATCTACGGCGGGTTTCCTACTTGATAACATATTGGTTGAACTGGTTCGAAATGCTGAACAGACGTTGAGAGGTAATATTGACCAAGATCACTTTTTCTACGCTATATTTCAAATTGATAAGAGTGATGACTGGACGGACATTAACGCTCTCTATAAGGCTAATGCAGGTATGTTCTACGGACTACCTAGTGCTCGATACATTAAGAACCAGTTGACGGACGCTAAGTTATCAGTTGAGTCAAAAGGTGCATTTCTAACTAAACACTGTAATCTGTTCGTATCCGGTTCTGATAAATGGCTCGACATCGACCAATTCAGAAAAGGTGCACGTGAGTTGAATTTCGACGATTTCAAACACCGTGAATGTTGGATTGGTTTCGATAGGTCGATGATATCGGATATCACGAGTGCCACTGTGACGTTCGCTGACGACGACGGTGGTATCACTGAGTTTGTATTCAATATTCAGTCTCGTGGTGCCATTGAGAAAGCAGGCGATTACCTAAGGTCTATTTACCACAAAGCCGAGGAAACCGACGACCTCCGTGTGGTACCAGGTGAATACATCCGTGATGGACACATTAAGGAGCTCATTCGACATCTGTGGAATGAGTTACCGAAATGTCGCGGCGTGTACTATGACCCTTATAAAATGAAAGGTGTCGCACTCGACCTCGAAGAAGAAGGTATTCCGATGATATCGGTCAGCATGGGACCAGGTAACGTATCTGAACCTGCTAAGAAGGTGGAATCACTTATTGCTGACGGTTTGTTCAGATACAATAATTCGGTGTTACTTGAATACGCTGTCATGTGCGCCCTGGTTGATGTATCGAAGTACGGGAACATGATGGTGTACCGCGACAAACTTGGCATCAAGACAGACCGTATAGACCCGTTAATTGCGACTATACTTGGGATATCCGGTGCAACATTACTTAAACCAGATGTGAATATCTACGAGTCAAGGGGTTTGTTGAGTATATGAGTGTGTTGATATATCATAAACTGAATACACGGTGGCGTGAGAATTAATAATGAATATTGAACAGTATGAACGTCTCTCGATGCAGAAGTTAGAGGACAGTCTGAAGAAGAAAGCAACATTAGACGGTGTGACTATTGTTGACCGATTAAGTTTCGGTTCCTCGAATACTCGCGGTGCAATGCAGATCGAAGCGTTTTACTCGTGTGTTCGCGATAAAGCCGAATCAATTGGTCAGTTACCGAATAAACTGTATCGTCGAGATAAATCAGGTAAACGAACACGTGTCACCGACGGTCGAGCATTTAAACTGTGGTGTCGTAGACCGTGTGAATTTCTGTCCTGGCAAGGTTTCAAGGAAATGATGGTTCTGTCACACGAAACCATCGGTGCATTCTATGCGTACCCTGTTCGGAATACTCGTGGTGAAATCATGGAGTTGGTTCCATTTCGCAATCAAAGCAATGTGCGACCGAACATGACACCTGACGGTCAGGTTTATTACACGTACACAATGAACGACAGTACGCCGGTGGTTGCATGGGCGAGTGATTTATTTATAGTTAGCTTCATGACCACTGACGGTTACACACCTGTTCGTCCAGTGACGTACATGAGTACATTACTAGGTATCGCCAGTTCACAGGAAGACTCGTACAAAGAGTTGCAAGAGAAAGGTATCACGGCGCAAATGGCGTTAAGTACCGATAACATCTTCAAGGATGAAAACGCCATTAAGCGGCTGAAAGATGATTGGACTAAATTTCGTGGCCCATCGGGTCGAGGTGAGATCCCTGTTCTTGAGAACGGTCTGAAACCAGTGTCATTACAGTTAACACCACAAGAAATGGACGCGCTGAAATCTCGTGAGTTCAGTGTTGACCGTATTGCCCGTATGACTCGCGTACCGTTACACCGTGTTGGTATGGCCGATAAAGTACCGACGAAAGGTGTTGTCACTGAACTCGATGAAATGTACATGCGAAACAGTCTGAATCCAATCTTGGTTAAGTATGAACAGGAGATTTGTAAGTTCATTGATCCTAAATTGGAATTCGAAGTGGACCGTAAAGCATTCTACCAGGGTTCACCGTGGCGACTCGTTGAAGCGGTTGAACGTGAAGTGAAAGGCGGTTTGGCAACGATTAATGAAGGTCGTGAGGATTTATCTCGTGAACCTGTTGAGGGTGGCGACGTGTTCGCTGTCGATAACAATAACGTGACTTACGGTACATGGGATCAATTACCTAGTATCCGTGAACAAATATATGGCCGTGAGGGGAACCAAGATGGAAACCAAACAACTGAAACTGAAGATTGATGGATTCAAAGCCGACTCAGGTACGATGAAGTTTTCGTGTTATGGCAACACGAAAGGTAATGTCGATCATGCACTTGACCGTACTCTCGATGGTGCGTATATCGACAGTATTTCGAAACATAAGTCTGATGGTACTATGCCTAAGATGTTTTGGATGCACAATCCGTATGAAACACCTATCGGTAAATGGACAGACATGCGTGAAGACGAAAAAGGTCTGTACATGGAAGGTGAATTTGCGAACACCGAAAAAGGCCGTGAAATCTACGAATTGATGAAAATGGGTGCATTGGATTCATTCTCAATTGGTTATCGTGTCATTGAAGAAAAATGGAACCACGATAAACAGTGTAATGACCTGATGAAACTTGACATTAAAGAAGTCAGTGTTGTCACGTTTGCTTGTAACGAGGAATCACGACTCCAAGACATTAAATCGAAAATGGAAGACGGTGAATTACCGACAAAACGTGAACTGCAAGATTTACTTCGTACATCTGGTTTAAGTAAGCGTCAATCTGAACGAATTGCGTCGAAATACGATCCGACTGTTACCGAAGATATTCTTGAAGAAATGGCTAAACTGTTTTAACATCAGAAATGTATGTGTTGGGGACAACGCTGCACCGTTGGGGACAACGGCAATGAAAACCTCAATTAATTAAACAAAGGAGTCCCATTATGGACGCTGAAAAATTGAAAGCTATGCTTGAGGAAGCCGTTGAACTCGGTACTAAGCAGCGCGAAGAAAACGAAGCCCTGAAAGCTAAGTTAGAAAAACTCACGACTGATTTCGAAGCGGTAAAAGATGCTAACGACGGTATGGTTTCATCTGAAATGGTTGACGAACTGAAATCTCAGATTTCTGATCTTGAAGCTAAGATGAAACGACCTGTTGATATGCTCCCTGAAGACACTAAGAAAGTGATGAAGGAAATCGCAGGTAAGGCAATCGGTAACTGGGTGAAAGGTAACAGTTCGAAAGACCTGTTCGACCACGTTAAATCGTACTCGGCAGACCATTTCAAATCTGTAAACATCACTAACCCTGCTGACGGTGGCCTAGCTGTAGCTGAAGTGTTGTCTAGCGATATCATGGATCGTGCTCGTGAATACTCACCTATCCTTGGTTTGGTAGGTCGTAAGCCGAACATGACTCGTAATTTCCGCGAGACATTGAACCTGACTTTCCCTGCTGTTGAAGCTGGTATCGAGAACGTTGCAGGTAACGTACTTGCACTGACTGATGCTGGTACATACGTAGACGTTGTATCGAAAGAGTTCAAAGCGTCAATGCGTCCATTCATCACCGATGAAGCGATGTACGGTGCTGACCTTGACCTCTACGGTGACCTTGTTGACAAAGGTGGTCGTGAAATGGGTGTTTACCTAGCAGCACAAGTATTGTTCGGTGACGGTACATCTAAAAACTGTCGTGGTATCCTGTCAAGCAATCGTGTGGATATCACTAACGGTACTGGTGAGTCATTTAAACCAACATTCGGTGCAGGTGCTCGTGACGTTGATGTCTATCCTGTTAAAACTACAGGTGTTGACGGTTCTCTCGGTGCTACCTCTGAAGCAATTGTTGACTTGGTTGTGGACATCACTAACGAACTACCTTCTATGCACTTGTCAGGTGCAGGTTGGACAATGAACCGTAAGACGAAAGGTTTGTTCGAGAAAGTGAAAGACGCTGACGGTCACCCAATCTTCAAGATTGCGTACTCTGAAAGCGGTAATGGTATGCGTCTGAATGGTTACCCTGTAGTCATTGATGACACAATGCCTGATGTAGCTTCAAACTCGACTCCAATCATCTTCGGTCGTCTCGATATGGCTTTCCGTATCAACGACGGTGACATCGACAAGATCCTACTTGACCCGTATTCACGTGATGGTGGTACGACTGTTAAGATGGATAAAGAAATGTTCGAAATGGTTGGACATAACAACGCAATCATTGTTGTTGCGTGTACCACGAATGCAGGTGCGTAACTTTTAGCTCCGGTTATGTACATGTGTGATATAGACCCCGTTTCGTTTGATTCGGGGTCTTTTTCGTTTATACTGAACCTATACCTCATGGAGAACAGTTTATGTACACAGTAATCAACAGTCAGGCCGATCTCTCGACACTGGTGACGTTAGCTGAAGCGAAACGACAGTGCCGTGTTGACCCTTCGTTCACGTTAGATGACGACGAGTTAACTGACTTCTCATTAATATGTACTGAGCTCGCACAGACGTACACTAATCGACTATTGACCGTTGGTTCAGTGAGTATCGAGGTTGAAGATAATTCGACGGTGATTCAATTACCGTGGGGTAACGTGACGACAATTGATGAGGTATTACTCGATGATGATGTAACGACAGAATTTACGTTCTCACCAATTACACAAAAACTCAAAATTACAGCGTCAGCAACGTACTCTAATGTCAAAGTCACGTACACCGCAGGATACACAACCTTACCTGTTAAAGTGAAACAGGGTATCTTGGTTATGATATCGACCATGTATAACCATCGTGAGGATGTGGCAACAGGAACCACGGTTGAAGAACTTCCACTAACTTCACGACGGTTACTCGATACAGTTAAATATCGCAAGGTATAAATTATGGCGTATAACATCCGAGCAGGTCGATTACGTGACCAGTTGAGATTCTACCTCAATACCAACGATACTGATGATTACGGTGAACCAGTTCAGTCGATGGAATATGTAGCTGAACGTCGTGGTGAAGTACAAGTAAAGTCAGGTCGTCAATTGGAACAATATGGGACTGTTCTCACTGAGCAAATCTGCACAGTGTTGATGTGGTACGATCCGAACATTAGAAATAACATGACAATGGATTGGGTGAATGACTCTGGCCGATACAACATTGAGCATATCCAACCTGACAATATGAAACGTGAAATGGTTGTTACTGTCAAGTTAGAGTCAAAAGTTTTACATTTGGAACCACCTACAGTATCACCAGGTACACCGATTGAGTCACTTGAACCTATCGTCGTTACTGCTGATGGGTTACACGCTTTTTACGTTATAAATCATACCTTTCCGGTCACTCCACGTGTTGTTTTCACCGACCAAAACGGTGATGAAACTCTAGTTGACATACAACATCTGTCACCAACATCAATTCAAGTATCAGGTAACACACCTCTCATTGGTTTGATTACAGTCACCAGTGGGTTATAATCTTGATTGTTAATTGAACAACTTGAGGATTATCTCATGTCTACACAAAAAATAAACGGTAATTTAGACCTACAATCGATTGGTAAAGTTATAGGTCTCATAGCAGGTGCATCGGCAGGTGATGCGGTTGAGTACAATCAACTAATTTCACTACTTAATAATAAGCAAGACAACCTTACAGGTGGTGCAGGTATCAAATTTGACGGTAACACTGTCTTAATTGACCTGTCCACATCGGCTGTCGATAATTCTATTCTGACGATTTCAGGTGCGAACAACGTCGTCCTTAACGGCAACTATACTCGCGCATCATACGAGGCATACCTTGAATATCTGCCAAGTACAGATGGTGACTTTAACTTACGTTATGGTGGTGATTTTGCGTTCTTCTACAAGGACAATGGTAACGGTACATGGTCTGTTGTTGGTGCGGGCGATACTGACGGCACGGCAAATTCAAACAATCAGTGGTATGGTGTGGTTACGTCTATTAACCCTACCACTGTAACTGGTGACGTTCTCAACTATATCGTTGACTCAGAAGGTGGTGGTGGTATTCAAGACCAGTTTACTAACTCTCATGACCTCGACGAGAATGGTCAACGTGTTCCTACTGCTTCAGATAGCAATATCACCTATGGTGCAGGTTCAAGTGACTCATACTTAGCATTCGACAATGGTAAACTGAAAGTTGAAGTAGTTACAGACACCAACAACGCATCTACGACCAATTTGCTTGCTGCATCTACAATTGTAACAGCTATCAGTGAAGCCGAAGCACGTGCTAAAGTGGCCGCTAATACTTCATTCTCCAACTCTGTCGCCAATATTGACGGTAATCCAACCAATGTACAGGCTATGGGTGAAGCACTGGAAGCGGAAATCGACAGTGTTGAGTCTGACGTACAGGGTCTAGCTACTACGCAATCGACGCTTACATCACGCCAATCGGCATTAGCTGAAGTCATCGGTGTTACACTCGGAACCACTGAGTTACCTGCTTTCTCATCACCTACGAACGTATTCCTAAACTCTACAGTCGTTGACGATCTCACTATTACCGTTTCAGGTGCATCGGACAGTAAGTACGACGTAACCTATGAGCGCGTAAATGAAGGTTATGCAGACTCCAACACTGATTTTGTTTCCGGTGGTAATGTTGGTTTGTTCGCATACAACGCAGGTGGCGGTACATGGTATCAATTGTTCCGCAACCCCGTAGGTAACAATTGGATACTAAACACAATCACTACTGACCCAAGTACGTTTACATCTGGTTCGGATATGTCAGGCTCAGGTAGCGAACTAGCTGCTTCATCCTCTACTTACCCTGATGTGACTGTTAACGGATATGTCGTACCATCTACTTCGGCACCACTTATTGAATCACACAATGACGTTACAAGTTCCGTTGCTCCTACGGACGTTATGGAAGCACTAGAGGGTGCTGCTCAAAATATCAGTGGCGTTTACACTAACATTGGTGGTTTACTCGGGCTTGGTTTTGGTGATGCCGATTTCGGTGACGGGTTTACCATCCTACCTAACGATGAAGATGCTAAAACTCTATTTCAAGCGATTGAGACAGAGTTACAAGCATTGGCATCAGGTGCAGGTGCAACGTGGGAAGCAGGTGTCGTCCAAGTGGTTGAGACATCCAATATTTCCGACCTATCTAACCCTGGTACAGATACGTTCAACGGTGAAGCACTGTCTCAAGGTGATGTGTTACTACTTGCAGGTCAAACCGCGCAGAGTCAAAATGGTTTCTACGTGTTCGACACGTCATCAACAGCGCTAGTGCGTTGGAGTGAAGCAGACGCATCGGGTGACTTCATTCAGAACCGTTCAGTACAGATTGTTAATGACGGTACAGAGTGGGCGTATAAAGGCGTTGCTGACCCTGTTGTTGATACTAACGTGTTACCATTCGAGAAGATCCGTGATTCAATCACACCTGACCTCTCAATCAGTCGTAATAAACTCGCGGCAGATGTGACAACTGAACTTGACGGTAAGACAGATAAGTACGGTGCCGTCGTTAACTTGGTTGCTGACACATGGGTTTCAGTCACACACAATCTGGGTACATTATATGTGTCACCTGCATTTGTGAACAACAGTACGAATATTTCAGAATCTTACACGTATCGTACCGATAACATGAACCAGATTTCGATTTACTCAAACCAAACCGAGAGTGTTCGAGTAACAATAACCGGTTAACCGCTATAACGGTACTATGCTTTTAGGTGTAGTACCGTTTTTTTATAGGTAACAAAATGAGTGTATATACTGACGTAATCGCAATGTTGAAGGCTACTCTGACCGTTCCGGTGTTCTCGGACTATGTACCAGAAACACAGACCGATGGTGCCGTTGCGTTACAAGAAGTGTCACCAGATAGATCTGACCGTATTCTCAGTGGTTCGAAACATGGTAAATCAGATGTGTTTCGTGTTACCATTGTTGCTGCAAGTACGGCCGTAGTTGAAGGTATCATTGACGAATTGGAAGCATTGGATAATACTCAGTACGGACAATTTAGTAATATCTACGGTCAGAAAATTTTAATGGAACCCAAGAACTCGCAACAACCTGTTCGACGTGCTTGGTATGACTTAACTTTATATAGGTGATTATCATGGCAGGTACAAACAAAGACGTAAACCTCGCAAAGTGTGTCGTATCTTACGATGCAACAGCCACCGCACCTGGTGCAAACAGCTACACCGTAATTCCACGCGTAACCGCTATCGGTGCAATCGGTTCTCAATCTGAAAAGAAAGAGAAAACCGTTCTATCCGATGATCGTAAACGTTACGGTAACGGTCTGAAAGACGCTGAAGATAAAGAGTTGAAAGGTCAATACGTACCGTTCAATGACACTGGTGAGACGTACGAAGCGGATTACACCGCGCAACAGACGTTCTTCGGTCATGTCAAGAACGAACAGGAAATGATGATTAAAATCGAATGGCCTGACGGTGAGACTGACGAATTCCTATTCCAACCACTTGGTTTCTACAAAGACGAGCCAAATCAGGAAGAATGGAAAATGTGGACAGTACCAGGTACACAGAACTCAGATGTGACCACTACTGCACCTACAGGTTCATAATACAGAGAGGAATCAGAAATGATGGAGCTATCCGCACTGGTTAAATCAGTACCATTCAAGCTCACTGAGCTAGACAACAGTGTTGTTGAGTTAAAAGCGACTCAATACACTGTCGGTGATACGTTAGCAATGGCGAAAGTCATGCAATCCTTTGGTGAGTTAAATCCTGATGATCCTGACATCGTAGTGAAACTGACTCAGGTTGGTTTCGTTCGTGTCATGTTCTCGGTAAAACGTTGTGATACAGGTGAGTATTACTGGAACGATATCGATGATTGGAAACAATACCCTGATGGTTTGGTGAAACAGATTGTCGAGGTTGTTAACGGGTTGAATCCTCAACCAGAAATCGAACCTGAGTCTGACGAGTCAGCGTTTACGCAAAAAAAAAGCAAATCCTAAGTGATGGACATGAACTGCTGATTAAGCGTATCTGTCAGGAATTGAGAAGACCAGTATTTGAGGTAATGTCGTGGCCGGCGACAGAACTTGACTACTGGTCTTGTTATTTCAGTATTGATGACAATAAAGACCAAGCAATCATTACCCGTACCATTACCGAAGAAAAATCCGATTTCCGTGAATTGATGAGGCGACCCAATGGCAAGAGCAAATCTCAAAGCTGAAGTGAATTGGTTTCAGGACATTACTAATGAATTCGAGCGTATTGTTGAAGAATTCCCTATATTCATTGAAGAAGCCACGAAAGCGCAACTTGAAGTTGTTGAAGACGAAGTCCGACGTAATTGGACTTCAATGGTCCCACACGGTAAATCAGGTGACTTCGTTTATGACTCGATAGGTCGAAATGTAGTACGCGGTCGAAACGGTCAAGATGTTGTCGGTTCAGTCGGTGTATTTAAAATTGACCGTATATTCTCAGAACACGGTAGAGAGAAAGGTGATATTAACGCACCTCAACTTGCATGGTGGACTGAGTTCGGTACATACGGTAATGCGGGTGTACCATTCCTATCGAATGCGTTTTACGCTACACTCAATCAACAAGAACAAGTATTTAAACAAACCTTCGAGCGGTTGGTTCAGAGGACTATGAAATGAGTGAATTACGGACGCATACGTTTAAAATTGAATGGGGTGGTGACGAAGCTAAAAACGGGACTATCGAATTCACTCGTGCCACTCGTGACGCGGCTGCTGCTGAAGATAAGTTACGTGAAGCATTTGGTAAAAACGCGAAAGTCACCAGGACTGAAATTAAAGGTAAGAAGGAACTAACACGTGAAGCTCGTCGCCTTATTACCGAAACCAATCGTCAAAACAAAGCCTATCAAGACACAGTAACTACTTATAAGAACTACACGCGTTCAGCTCATCTTAGCGCTGATGCACAGGAGATCTTCAACGCGCAAGTTCGTGCAGGTGTTGAACCTCTATCTGAACAAGGTAAAGAAATTGCCCGACTCGTTAAACGTCATCAGGAATTACGTTCAGCCGGTGACGCATCACGAAATTCAATGCGTAATGTCCGTGGTGTCGCTCAGAACCTTGGTTGGCAGTTACAAGATACAGCCGTACAGCTTCAGATGGGAACCAGTGCGTTCACAGTATTGTCACAACAAGGTTCTCAAATGGCCTCGGCATTCGGGCCAGGTGGTGCATTAGTTGGTGCGTTAATTGCCGTTGGCGGGGCAATGGCCGGTGTTGCGTTTGCCACATTACAGACGAACAAGGAAATCGATGAGTTAATCAAGAAACAATCTGATTTACTGAATCTGCCGACTAAGACTGCTGACCAGATGGAAGTTCTTGAGAAACGAATCAAGAATACACGTGACGAAATCTCAAGATTAGAATCTGGTTTAGAAACAGTGTTCACAGGTCCAGGTGGCACCGTTGAACTTGAAGTTGAAGGTATTGCCGATCCTGAAAAAATAAAAGAACAGAATAAAGAACTCAGAGCACAGCGTCAGACGTTGTTTGAGCTCGAAAAACAATATCGTGATGTCACAGGTGAATCACTTCGTATCGACGCTGTATCAGAAGCTGAGGCCGCATCTGCTGCGCTCATTGAGAACCTTGAACGTGAAAATGCGATAATCGCTAAAGAGAAAGAACAATTTTTAGCACAGGAAGAAGTACGGAACCAGGTCGCACGTGCTCAAGATCAGCAAAACGCAAACGATATGTTAGCGTTGAGAAAGCAGTACAACACTAATGCGTTACTTGCTGACCAAGCCGCTGCCGATGAAATGGAACGCCTCCGTAAAGAATCGTTAGCACAGGAAAAACGTAACGCCGCCGAACGTAAGAAACTGGCCGACGCCGAGGAAAAGCGACAACAACAATTAACTCGTTCACGTGTCTCTGCTGAGAATCAGGAAATCCGTCGCCGTCAGAATGAAGCGAACCGTATAGCGTCACAAATCTCACGTTCTGGTTCAGGTAACACGTTAAATCCTGTCGAAATGGAGATTCAGCAAAACCAAGAACGTCTGACGCGTCTGAATCAGCTCAAAACTGATGCAGGTGAATTCGCTCTCGCTGAACAGATCCGATTGAATGGACTCATTGAAGCTGAGAAGAAACGCCACGACGCGGCAATGACTGAAGCTGAAATCGAACTGAACCAGAATCGTATCGCATCTATCGGCATGTTGGCTCAATCGATGACAGCTACCGTTGACATATGGGCGACAGGTGGTGAAGACATACGCGCTCAAATGGAAGAAATGAACGCTGCACAGAAAGCTATGTTTTTCATCAGTCAGTCGATTGCGGCAGTTCAAGCGTTTATTGACGGCGTGTCCCTTGGTTCATCATTGGCCGCAATGTTCCCGTTAGCTGCACCTCAAATGATAGCGTTCGGTACAGGTGTCGGTGCAGCACAGGCCGGTGCCATCATGGGTGCCACCATAGCAGGTGCGTTCGATAAAGGTGGTTATATTCCAGGTGGACAGTTAGGTATCGTGTCAGAGTACGGTGACGAACTCGTTAACGGTCAGTTAGTGAAAGGGCCAGCACGTGTCACATCACGTGAGGATACAGCTAAGATGATGGGAGGCGGTAACGTTTACGTGTACAATCAAGCGTCCGACACTGATGTTTCAGCGCAGAAGGACGAGAACGGTGATACATCGATTTACGTAACCAAGAAGGAATTACCGAGTATGATTGGTTCAATGGCCGGTGACCCTAATTCGAAAATGAACCGCAACCAAAACAAACTGTATAAACGGGAGCGTCGATAATGGCATTAATCGGTGATACATCAAATCTCGACACGTTAATGTATGCGGGTGAAATCGTTGAACCCTTGGCAGGTAGTTACACGGTCACATTACCGAACGGTGTCGTATCGAGTAACATTGCTGGCGGTATGAGTAAGATGCAGTTGCAATTCATCAATGCTCCGTACTATGTGAACTGTACGTACCGTACTTTTGATTATTTTGAAGCGTCTATGTTAGAAGGTTTCTTCCTTCAACACCGTGGTCAAAAATTTATCGCATACCTCATCATAGAACAATCCACACCTCAACCGTATATCGTGCAAGTGATGAATGATGTGGAAGACGCTAAAAACTCGGCAGGTGGCGACATATCTATCACTTATGAGGTCTACCCTGCTATTGACCGATGTTTTCAGAAAGTTGTAGTAGAGTGGGGTAAATGCGTCGGTAACCCATCAAGGGTCTGGTGTGACGTGAACGAAGGAGTGAAATCATTACCATGACATTACAAGAAGAATACAACGAGCTCATCGCGTCATACCGTACCGATAAAACACCTATCGTGGTTGTGAGATTTCGATACGAAAACGTGTTTCGATTCCATCTGTCAGGTCAATTGTTCGAATCAACCAATATCGTTGATGAGGACGGTAACACGTACCAAACATTATATGCGCCGATGAAGGTATCGGACGAAACTGCGACGAACTCTGAAACCCTCATTGCTGACCGTAAAGTTATGATTCAAGGTCTGAACGACTATATCAGGCAGTATGAAGATATGGTTCCAATTGACGTTACTATTGAAGACGGTATCAAAGTCACCGTGATGTTCTACATGAGTGATCGTGAAGGTGTTCTGTCGAACATCGTCGAGACTTACGATTATTTTCTGTCTGATTCGGACTATGCTGAGGATGGTAGCTCAGTGTCGTTCAGTATTACAACCAATCCAACCAACGATTCATCTACAGGTGAGAAAGCGACCATTTCGAAATTCATCACGCTTCGAGGTTTCGTGTAATGTTGATTTACAGTAAGGAAAAATATAACTGTGCTCATCATGCGATCCGACGTATTAACGAACGCCTTGGTTGTAATATCCATTGGTCAGAGGGTGATGAATGGCAAGTCGAATTTGTTCGTAACCTCAGAAAGAACTTCAAACCTATACCGACCCCGCATGAAAATTGCCTTGTTGTAATGACGTGTTACCTCGGTGAATTCCACCTCGGGATATATCGAAATTACATGGTTGAACATAACTATGTTGACAGTGTTATACTGAGTGATATCGGTACAATAAACGAAGAATTCAAACGAGTACGTTACTATGAGTATAAACATCAAGCGGTATAACGAATACGGTGAGTACGAGAACATTGTCGTCGAAGACCTACTGGTTTTCTCGAAAGCGAACAAACACGAAGTTGACCGAGGATATCGTTACTACGAAGACGGTGTTGACATCACGTTTAACGCTGAAAGACTGATGAACGCTCGAAACATCGTGATGCAAGCACCGTATGCCGCACCTGCTGTTGCATGGGTGGTTGCAAATTGGGTTTTCGTAGCTATAGCTTTCGGTTCGGCGGCACTGTCGTATTACATGGCATCACGTATGGCTGACGTATCGGCACCGACAAACCAGAACCGTACACAGAATTCAGCGACAAACTCATTCGGTGCCCGTACTAACGAACAAGCGATAGGTTCTCGAATCGATGATATCTGGGGTACAGTCCATGGTCATGTACCTCGACTGATGTCCGTCCCTCGTATCGATTATGTCAATAACACTGAAGTTGAAAAATTCGCAATGTACATCAGTGCAGGTAAAGTCGCACCGAGCAATGTACGTGATGGTGATACATCATTTGAACGATTAACAAACGGTAAATTCAATCTATGGTGGCCTGGCGGTAATCCGAACCATCCGACAAACCGTACACCTGATTTCCAGATAGGTGGTGAAATAAACGAACCACTGGTTATCACAACAGAGTCACGTGAACTGCAAGCGACTGAATTGGTTCCACCTAATGACCTTGCTATCGGTGGTACACCTGTATGGAGAGTAGCGTCTAATGTTAACAATGCGGTACTGAGGATCACAAACGGTGAACAGTTGGATGTTGACCTTCGTAATTTTTTCTTTCCTAATGCACTACTTTCAATGCTCGACACAACAGTCGTTATCACCACGTTCACGGATACATTGTGGCGTAGTGACGGTTCAAGTGGTTCGATATCACGTGACTTCACTATACTAGGTCAAGTAGAAAACTTATCAGGGACTTATACCGTACTTTCAGTCACCGAGGATACTGTCACCATCGACACTACGGATGCTTTCTGGCAAACGTTCAGTGAGAAACCGCTAGTTACGTCACAATGGCAATACACTCGGTCATCTGATAGTTCGTCGTCAGCAACACAAGATTCCGAGATTACATCGTTCACATGGTACGAGGAAGACACGTTAACCAATCAAATCGTCAATGTTACTAATATATCTCTGACACCGGCTGTGTCCACACTATTCGATGAGTTTGTCGAAATCGAGAACGAACCATTCTGTGACAAGCTACAGTATAATTTCGTGTCACGTTCAGGGTTTTATAAAGTCGTCGAGGGTAGTGATAAATATATCGAGGCGAATATCGAAATCACCATCGTTGAAATCGATGAAAACGGCGACCCTACTGGTTCAAGTATCTCCACCGATCTTACTTTCGCGAGTAATAATGACAGCTTACGAAAACAAGCGGCTCAAAGTAAGGTATTCAATAATCCGTATGACAGGTCGATATCTCTCATTCGCAGAACCACGAATCGTGACAAACGAGAGAATGTTGTCAACGTCGATGAAATCCAGTTCGACAAACTCTATTTCCTGACCGATATCCCCGACCAGGACTACGGTGACGTTACCGTTGCTCAGTGCGAAATACCGTACAGCATCAGTGCATCAGGCGTGAAAGACCGTCGTATTCGACTCGACTGTACACGTTACATCACTCCGTATATTGGTAACGGTCAATTTGGTTCCGAAGCACCTGTTGATACCGTTGCTGAAACTGTTACTGCAATGGCACTGGATAAATACAATGGTCGCCTAACGTTAAGTGACATTGATGCTGATCTATACCTTACCGTCCAACAACAGTTAATTGACTACTATGGTAATCCCGATTTTGTTCGTATTGGCTATGATTTCGACTCGACAGCGCTTCGTTTTCAGGATGAGTACCTTTTACTGTGGAATGCGGTTTCGTGCCGTGGTTACGCGCAGAACGCGAAATACAAGGTGTTTCCTGACATACTTCGTGAGGATTCATCAAAACAGTTCACTCATCGAAATAAAATACCTAACACTGATACTCGATCACGCACGTACCGTGTACAGAACGACGGTATCGAACTGACGTATCGCTCGAATGAAACCGGTGAATTCGAAACCATTATTTTACACGTGAACGGAACTGACTCGGTGAACCGTATCGAACTGGAACTGTCGGGTGCAGTCAGTGATATACAAGCACAAGTGAGAGCGTATCGTGAACTGAATATACTGAAGTATCAACGCGTATCGGTGTCATTCGAGGGTGACGGTGCTGCACGACTTACCGTACCTGGAGAACGTGTCGATGTTATCGATAATACCCGTATTGTGAAACGTCCTGATAACGTGAACGTGTACGACGTGTATGGCGGATATGTGGAGGAAGTCAGTCAGGACGGTTATACTGTTACACTGTCGGAACCTGTTTATTTCACTGAGAATGAAACTCACAGTATTCGGTTCTCTGACAGTGAGGGTAATCTGATGGAAACGATAACGGCGACGGTTGGTTCGAATGAGTACGAAGTCGTGTTAGAGTCGTTACCATCTAAACCACTGTACACAGGTTACGACATGGAGAAATCCACGTTTACGTTTGCTGCCGATATGTCTCGACTTGCTTTACCGATGCTGATAGTTGACACTGAAGGTACAGAGAGAGACAATTTACAAACAAGACAATTATCGTGCATCAACTATGATCCTCGATATTATCAAAATGACCAAGATTGGAGTTTATGACATGGCTGACTGTAATGATTACCCAACACCGGAAGATTCGAAACTATTCAAACAGGATGCAGGTACACTCAATGAAGTAATCACTTCCGAGAACGCGTTAACCTCACCTGCATCGGACGGTAAGCAAAAAAACACGTTGAGAGGTTTGGAAGCTAAATACCTAATGACACCATTAAACGGCGGCATATGGGCTACCGGCATTGAGTTCAAGGCTTACAATCAGTACATGATTTACAACGGTGTGTCATATAAACCAAAACGAGCAACTGTATTACCGTATACATCGGAAGCTACGCCAAACGTTGCTAACGTCGAACCCTTCAGTGATGTTACTTCAGACTCACTAGGCGGCCTAACCAACTACCAAGCCGCTAGTGTGCAGGATATGATTGCTGGAATAACAGTTGGTGGTGGTGATATTATAGCTCCCAGCATACCACAGTATTGGTCTAGCGCTGGAAACTTATGGCGTAGAATTGGGCTTGGATCAACAATATCAGACTTCGAAAACGTAACATACCAGACAATGATCCAAGGAATAGATGACGCAAGGATTGGCGGTAAGGTTTTAAAATACCCAGAAGGTGAATTTTCTTTGGACTCATTGGTTCAGCTCATAAAGTCAGAGGACTTTAGGGGTGAGGGAAAGGAGATTACAAAGATATTAACTAGGGATGGAATAAAGGCGGAAGAGACTACAACTGGAAGAAACTCAGTAAAAAATATAACTATTGAAAACCCGGACGGCCCTTCTGATAGAAAGGGAACTGGATTTTCAGCGTCAAAAAGTTCATTTGCTGAGATTAATGATGCAGCGTTTAATTTTTTTGATATTGGCATAGAAGGTAATGCTTCATCTGTTGGCGTGGATTTTTCCGCAAGAAACACATACACGAACTTTGAAACTAACGCATGTAATACAGGCATAAAAAGTGTCGGTGAGAACATATCAAATTATGCTTTTGGTAGAACTTGGTTCAATGATGTAGGAATAGAACTAGATAACACTGAGGCTGTCAATTTCATCGGGGTGAATGTCGAGAACAACTCTTTAGGACTTAGAGCGAGAAATGGCGCTCACTTTAATATTTATGGCGGATATTTTGAAGCTGGAAGCGGAAACCAAAACTTTGATATTCAAGGCGATTGCAGGGTGAACGCTCAGGGTTTATGGGTTAACGGTGAGCGAGGATGGGTCAATTCAATAGACCCAAACCTAAGTGAGTTTCATTGGGACGTAAGGGACACGGCTGCAAGTTATGCTAGATTTACAATGTATTCATCCGCATCAAAGCAGTACGTAAAAAACCCAGACTTTAGTAGATCGACTACAAGCTGGAGCGGTAGTGCTGGTGGCGCTATATCAATAGTAACATCAGGAGTTGAGTCAGGAGGCGGGGCGCTAAGAATACAAGGCAATGCAGAGGGCAGTAATGCCAATACTTCTTTTAACATTGAGCAAGATGTTAAAGTAATGGCAATAGCTGTTAGGTATAAAGCCCTTGTTGCAGGTCAGCAAATGCGAGTTAATGTAACAAATAACGGAGTTACAATAGCACAGGCAACAGAGTCCAGAAATGACGACACGACAAGCATATGGAGAACTCAGTTAATAAGGGCTGTTATTAATGACCCATCCCAACCCGTATTTATAAATATTCTTCCCGATGTGTCTGGAGGTAATAACGAGTTAATAGTCGATCAGGTATGGGCTGTTAGAGGTTACTTTGTTTCAGCTCCAAGAGCTTACGGTCACGATGTTGAACTCCTTGAATCTCAGATCAACTTGGTTACAAAAAACAACGTAACATCCAACCAGGCCGACGATTTGACCGGTGCTCTTCCTTACATCCCGACCAATGCAATCGGGATGAGATTAAGAGTAAACATTAACGGCGCATTAGCTGGATCAAATGTAACCGAGTACACGGTTGGAAATGCAAAATGTCAGGCTTTTGTCAATGGAAGGAATCACACTTCAGAGATAACGGTTGTTGGAGTTGCAGGTGTATCAGGAGGACTTTCAATCGGCACATCTGGAAACTCTACATCATACACCGTTGATTTAATAGAGTGGATACTGGAGCAATAAAATAAGAGCTACCACCAAGCGCTCCGAGGTCATTCAGGCAGTACATCAAAC